CCCGTGGCTTGCAGCGGATTTTGCAGGGCGTTCGCCGCTGGCGGCGTCCCCGGCGCGCCCGTGGCTTGCAGCGGATTTTGCAGGGCGTTCGCCGCTGGCGGCGTCCCCGGCGCGCCCGTGGCTTGCATCTGTGGCTGCGGCTGCATCACCGGCATCGGCCGCTGCATCACGGGGTTTTGCATCCCCGGAGCCTGCATCGATCCCGGTCCGTTCATGACGGGCATGGGCCGCGCGATCGCGGTGCCTTGCAGCTGGAGGCCGGCGCGCTGGGCGACGATATTCTGATTTTGCGGAAGAGCGAGTGCGTTCGAGGCCATAAAGGTTTCAGTAAGTTTTTAGTTCCACGCGGAGTGCGGAGTCCGTCGCGTCTGCGGCTTCGGCTTCGGTTTTGGGGCGACTGGCATGGCGAAGGTGCAAGCCAAGGCGTCGCCATCGTCGGGCGATCCGGATTTGATGCCGAGCTTCCTGAGGCGAGCGATCATCTCTTCTTTCGATTCCAGCTTGATACGCTGCTTTTTGTCGGAAACGAGTAGCGGCTTCGCGAGATCCGCGGCGAGTGCGGGATCTTTCCCGATGGCCGCGTGAGTGAGCCACTTTTTCATCTCGTTCCAGATGAAGTCGCGCATGTAGGCGCACTCGGGTTTCGGCGAGTCCGCGCCGTAATTCACAATGCAAATGTTGGTATACCCGAGCTGGCGCAACCGAGCTTCTACCGGCGCGGCGATGCCGGCCGAATCGAGAAACACCATTGCCACTTTTTCCGGCACGCCATCGATCACGTAGGTCTTGGAAAGAACATCCGCTAATTTCCCGGTCATCACCGCCGGATCTCGGGTTTGTGCGCCTTTCACTTTGATCGGGGGGACGCAGACGCCGTTGTAGCCTTTGCGAAAACGGATCACGTTGTCATCGACGCCGCCCCAAGCGAAATCGACGCCCGCAACCAAAGGATCGTCGGGCAAATAGACTGGCGGTCGTTTGGCGGCGGCGTCGATCGATTCCTGGTCGATGAACTGGCCGGAATTCGAGCGCGGCGGCAAGCCCCGAGCCCGCACGCGGAAGAAATCGGAGTCTTCGCCGTTGTCTTCCTCCCATTCCTGCAATTTCTTTTTGTTGGTGCCTTCCACATCCCGCGAGTCGATGACGTGAATTTTCCAGCGATGGCGGTTGACGCCGAAGACGGCATCGTAGAAGGGGCCAAAGTTGATGGTGGGATTCCCGGCGATGAGGAAAATGATTTCGGTATTCTCGTCGAGCAGCACGCCTTCGGCGGTTTCGAAGATCACAAGGGGGATCTCGCTCGACTCGTCGAAGATGATCAAGAGGCGCTTGTTTTTGTTGTGCAACCCGGCGGCGGCGGCGGGGTTGTCTTCCGACCAGGGTACGAGATCGATGCGCCATTCGTCCCTTAGCGCGTCTTCCGTGGTTTTGACGGAGGTGACGTTCACTTGCCACCAATCGGCGTTGATGGCCAGGCGAAACCACTTCGAGATTTCGGGCTGGGTTTTGGTGTCGAGCTGGGTTTTGGTGTTGGCGGTGATGGTGCCGCGCGCGCCTTCAAAAGTGGATAACGCCCAGTTAGTGATCCAGGCGACGAGCGCGCTTTTCCCGACGTCATGTCCGGAACTGATCGCGATCTGACAGGGAGTGTGACGGGTCTCAGGATTTGAGAGATGCTCGCGAATTTCTTCGAGCACCGCAAGCTGCCATTTGCGCGGACCGGTTTCACCCGCGAGATCGCCTTCGCCCCAGTCGTAGGCGTGGTAGACGAAGCCAACCGGATCATAGGCGTACTGGCCGATGTCGTCGGCGATCATCTGCTGCTCTTCGAAGGGGATGGCTTGGGTGCTCATGATTTGATGGCGGCTGCCGCTCGTTCGCGGGCGCGCTTGATGCGGTCGGAAATGGAGAAGGTCACGTTCATTTCAATCGGCTTGTCGTGGAGGTGGTTCACGGTATCGACGCAAGTTCCGAGATCCCGGTTGTCGAGGTATTCAAGAGCATTCCGTAGATCGGCGGTGTTGCCGGTGTCGCGGGCTTTCTTCGAGGCCTGGGCGATCAGGAAGACCCACAGCTCTTCGGCTTTAACGCGGGCCTTGATTTTGCGGGCGACATTGCCATCGACCGGACGCGTCGACTTCGGCCTGCCGAGTTTCTTTCCCGGCGCTGGAGTGCGTTTTCCACCGCGTGGCATCTATTTCGTGAGTTCGGGCTTGAGGCCTTCGCGTTCCAGGCGCTCGAGTGTCGCGGCAACATAGAGAGGCTCGAGATCGCATCCCACACAGCGCGCACCGGCGCGATGCGCGGCGACAAACTGAGCGCCGCTCCCAGCGTAGAGGTCGAGCCACAATCCTTGCGGGCTGAAAAGGTTGCCGATCTCTTCGAATAGCGCAATCGGTTTTTCGGTCGGGTGAGTGCGCCGCTCGCCGTGCTGTGAGCCTTTGTGTAGCCCGTTCCACAGGTGATGGAAAATCCGCAGAGGAGCTTTCTGATTGCACCAGGCTAACTCCCCGTCGGCGAAGCTGTTTCGCGTGATGTTTTCGCGTTTGTCCCAGACTAGCCAGCATGACGTGGTCGAAAGTTGGTCGGCGTAATAGTTCGCACCCCACAAGATCACGATGGGAGCAAGATCGAGCAACGGCTCTGGATTGAAGGGTTTGTCGTCGCCCTGAATCACCGGATAGACATTCGAGTGGATGATCTGATTCGGGCTTTTCGGGCCTTTCTGTACCGTTCCACGCGCATCAAAGCCCGTCGAGGTATGCCGGTTCTCACCGTTCACTCGCCCGAACGGTTTGCCGCCGCCGACGACGCCTGTATTCGCTGTATTTTTCACAGCCACAATGCTGATGCCGTAGGGCGGATCAGTGTGCAGCAGCGTGGGTTTATCCCCTTGCAGGAGCCGCTCGCGATTCTCTGCCAGCTGCCCATCGTCACAGAGCACTCGATGCGGCCCAACCTGATACAGCTGACCACGCTGCACATTCCACTTGAGTTGATATTCCTCCAGGATCGCCGACGGCTCTGTGTTCGGACCCGCTGCGTCCGTCTTAGCCCAGAACTGCACCAGCTCGCGCTCATCCCAAAACGGGCCGAGGTCGACGTCGACTTCGGTTTCGAGCGCTTTCAAAACATCGGTATCCCACTCTAGCCCCAACTCCGAGGCCCGGTTGTCGGCGATGGCCAGCTCCCGCGCGGCCTTGTCGTTAATGTCGAGGTCTGTCCGCTGCACTGCTACCAGCCTCGTGCCATCCGATTTCACGATCTGCACATCTTCGAGGCCCACCGCTTTCGCGCCTTCCACCGTCTTGTTTCCGGCGATGATGTTGCCGGATTTGTCGATCAGGATGGAGCGGCCTGCGCCGTAGCGCTTCAGGGATTCGCGGACCAGCTTCCGCCCGCGCTCGGTGCCGCGGTTGGCGTTCCTAGCGTCGGGGGTGAGGGCGGTCAATTTCATTCGCTGGTACTAAAGCAAAGAATCAAAGCGCGGGAGAACTTTTTAGAGCTGCGCTGACAGCAGCGCTTGCTTCGGCATCGGAGACTTTCAGATAGGCTCCGGTGGACGCCATCGACTTGTGACCTAGATACTGCCGCACATTCTCAATCCCAGCCGAATGAATGGCTTGCATCCCGATGGTGTGTTTCAGCACGTGCGGGTGGCGCTTGCGCTCGGGGATTCCGGCCTGGCGCGCATAACGCTGTACCAGGCGCCAGAAATGCTGCCGCGTCACAGGAAACAGCTTTTGCTTTCCGTGCACCGAATCAAGGAAAGCAGAGAGTCCTTTTCGCTCGTCCAGTAGCGGCTCGGAATCGCTGACCAGCGGCTGTACGGTCCGCAGGCTGCCCTTCAACCTGGCCACAGTCAGGTGACCGTCCATAATCGCATCTCGCTGCATTCTCACAACTTCAGTAGCGCGCAAGCCGTGCGAGTAGGCGACGAGGATCATGAGCCAGTTGCGCTCGCCGTGCCGGCGATCCGCGCGCGCAGCTCCTAGCAGAGAGATCAGTTCGGCTTTGCTTAACGCTTCCACAATCAATTAAAAGCAGAAAAGGTGACAGAACTTCATTTTGTCGCCTGATGCACGCCCAGCTACTTTAGCGCCACCAGGCTCCGTGCCCCACCGCGCCTACAAACCGGTGCCGCGTCACCGCTTGACACCCATCGCACTGCAGCGCCGCCTTCATGCCACGATCCGGAGGCCGGCCGATCCCCCACTGGCGCATCGATCCGCACTCGACACACGCCCAGATTTGCGCCCCGATCTCAGGGAGCTGGTCGCGCAGATCGTGCCCGCAGCGCTCGCAGACGGCGAAGTTGTAGCCGGTCGCGGCAATCGAACGGGTGCCAACGGAGCCAATCGGATTGATCAAGGCGGTGCTCATCGGAACTTAGAATTCACGGAAACAGAAACGCAAAAAAGACTTTCACGCCTTCCCAAGCCAAGCCGGTGAGGATCGAAGTCAAGGCGATGTTGACGATGCGGTAGCGCTGGACTTTGGCTTTCAAGCTGGCAATTTCGTCGAAGGCCCGCATGGCGTCGAGCGCCAGCATTTCGCGGTCGCGCTGCAAGTAGGCTTCCACCCACTTTTCGGGGAGCTTGCGAGGGTTCTTGTAGGGCTCTCTCACGCGGCCAGCCCGTGTTGCGCATAGGCGCGAATCATCCACAGCGGAAGATCGGTCCATGGGTAGTACCAATCGAGAGGTGGCAGAAGATTCCAGGTGTCGGGTTCTATCAGTCTTCCCGGTTTGATCAGCCGAGGACGTACCAGATCCTTGGCTTCTTTCCAGGTAATCTCAGTCAGAAGTTGGATCGCATTCTGGCCCACAAGACGCGCAACCGATAGAGCGAGAAGTTTCGACGCTGTATTTCTCGAGGTCTCATGCGGGGCGCAGTCCTGCAAAGGATCGTGCTGCTTCAAGTAGACGGAGATTCGCATCGGCGGGTAAGACGGAAAAAACCGCCTTGCGGCGGGTAGAGGGTCCGATGCAAAAGTAGGCTGGGACGGAGGAAAGAAGCAAGTTACCGAGGGTTTAGGGCTTTGGGGGCTGCTTTTTGAGGCGGGCACGCTGGGTGCGGGCCTTGGCGGCGGCTTTTGAGGCTTTCAGGGCGATTTCCCGCCGTTTTTTAGGGGTAAGGGCGGCTGCTCTCGCTTCGCCCCCCATGCGGGCCATTTCGCGCACGTCCATACCTGCAAGATACAGCACTTTCGTCATGTAGGCAAGGTGAATTTTCGGCGATTTTGGGCTTGACTCTACCTTGCCTGTAAGATAGGATAAGTGCACGGTTACGAACGATTCAGGTGGTGACTCTATGAAAGACCTTGATGCGATCCGCGAAGACGTAGAAATCGAAATGGCTAAGGAATTGTCGTCTTGTCGGGGCGACGTATATGCGGAGAAAGAAGCCCTGTGGCTTGCCCTGCGGGATGAACGTGTCACCAAACGTTGCATATTTGGTTAC